TTCATTTTTTTTCTCCAGTTAATTAGAACGGCGATTTATAGTTTCGCCAAACTTTATTATTTATAATAATTAATAACATCATAATCATACTCTCTACCAATATAATTAATGTGCTTACTTGTGGTAACTGAATACCATTTTTTTACGTGTATTTGCTCGTTAAAGTGGTCAATTATAGCAACCTTAGTCAAATAACTAAATATAGCCTCTTCACTTACTAAAAGATTTTCTTTATATTTATTCATTTTTGATAATGTAGTTAAATCTATTTTCATTTTTTTTCTCCATTTTTATAATTAGAACGGCTTTTTATAGTGAGCCACCACTTATTATTATTTATAATTAGCATTTATAATGCTTTCGCTTCGCAAATATGTTACCCAGATATTTGGAGGTACTCCTTTCTTATTAGCATATAGCCAACCTTGAACGAAAGCGATTTCGCAGTCTAAAGATTTAAAAGTTATATTCTCTGACTTTATAAGTTTAATTATTCTTTCTTTCATTTTTTTTCTCCTTTATAATTAGAACGGCTTTTTATAGTAAGCCACTACTTATTATTTGCTAAATTTAATATAATAAATTAACTCTTCAATCAATTCTTTGTTTGTGCATTTATTATACTTTTGAATTAATTCTTTTTCTGTTAATTGTGAATTTCTTCTATTATCTATTTTTACTTTTATTATTTCTTTCATTTATTTCTCCTTGTTAAATTAGAACGGCGATTTATAGTTTCGCCAAACTTTATTTTATCTTTTATGATTTTTATATAACTCTAATAAACCATTTCTATCATTTAATAAATTATAAATTATTTCTTCGCCAATAATATAGGCATACATATTAACCACCTTTTCGGATGATGTAAAATCTGTATAAACTTCGCCGAAATTATCAGTTTCATAATCTTTAATATAAGATATAATATCAAACGTTCTATTTTGTAGCCATTGTTCACAATTATAGTAGCCAATTAGATAATAATCTATATTAAATAAGTTATGATGTAACTCAGAAATATCATCTCTAAAATTTAAAATTTCATTCCAAGAATAATTATTTAATTCATCAAATATGTGTGATTTAATTTCATTTTTTTTATAGTTCATTTTTTTCTCCTTGTTTGTTAAATTAGGAAGACACGAGACCATATATAATATACTTAGGTCTCGCCGTTTCGGTTTATTAACCCATAACCACAGCCAACACATATAGTGCGACTTCTTGAGAGTGTCAAATCTCAATCATCATATTTTCAATAGATATAACTTTTCATTATATCGCCAATTTGGGGGCGATTTTATCGCCGTTTGGAGAGAAAAAGGTTGAAAGAATATATAGTATAACCTTGTAATATATTCGTTTGCTTCGCCGAGCAGTGCCGTCTCAATTAAGTCTAACACATACCCACAAGTTCAGCCACATATTCACATATGTTTCGTTCATTTAAATCTCAAAAAGCATATAATCAATATTTGATTATGTACTAATATGAGGACTCTCAAACTTCTACGCAAGGATTATTTACAAATAAGTAAAGATAATTAGTATTTCAAGACGAGTGTAATATTTAAATAAGTCTTTAGTATATGCTTAAGACGGCTATAATTAGTGATATTTCGCCGATACTTATTGTTATTCCTTACTATAAGAAACACTATAACATATATCCAATATTGAACATCTAAAAATAAATATATAAATATCTTGTTTTATTGGCTTGGAGATTGTAGGGAATTTATATCATAATTAGTAGTAGATATATTATAAAAATAGTTATGGAATATCGGCTTTTATGCCTCGTATTATTAATTATATTTCTACAATTAGACCCTTTAGAATGCATATAATAGCCTATTTTAGATAGGATTATTAGCAATGTATACCAATGCAAGGGATAAAGTATAAAATTGCCCGTATGGGGGGATACTGCGAGGGAGGGGTGCGTCGGCTCCCATTCCACGAAAAGTATAAGTCTTTACTACCAAATACCCAAACAAAAAAAAGTTTTAATTTACTACCAAAATATGTTAAATTAAGGTATGAGTGATAATACTTTAGCTAAAAGGAAGCCTGAAAAGATACTTGCAATAGAATTGTTTGCTTTAAACCCTACTATGACAATTAAAGAGGTTGCTGTGAAAATAGGTGTATCTGACATCTGTGTATCTAAGTGGCGACAAGACCCTAACTTCATAGATAAGATATATGAAAGGTATATGACTGAGTTTGGCTCACAATTACCTGCTGTTATTAATTCTATGGTAAGAGAGGCTAAACACGGTAATGTTCAAGCAGCAAGGTTAGTGTTAGAACATAGTGGAAAACTCGTTAAAAACGTCAATATTACGGTTGATAGTCCTTTTGAGAAGTTTCTTAAGACTGATAATGTATTAGATGCCGAGGTTATAGAGGTTTTTGATAATGTAGAGGTTGTAGGAGAGTTGCCTGAGAGGAAAGAATCTACACCGATTGCTGAGGAAAGATTAGTTGTTAAAAAGATTATAGATAAAGAGAAGAAAAAGAAATCGTATAATGAACAACGTAAAGAATGGTATAAGTGGAAGAAACGTGCTAAAGCTGTAGGTATTGAACCTTTGAAAGCATCTAAACCTACTAAAGGTCAAAGGAAAGAGTGGGAGAAGTCTATTATTAAGGCTGAAGGTTAGTATATTTACTAAAAAATTTTCTTAAAAGCATTAAGAACACAATTACCCCAACAACAGTTACAACATCAACAAAATGATTACCTGAATCACTTTCTATTGAACCTATTGGGGTTTCTATTTTAAGTCTTTGGGTACTATTCATCTTTATCTAACATTCGCATAAACTTGTCTTTAAGTCCATTTCCTGATAGTCTTGCAATAATCTCAACCATAGCTCTAAATACACCGTTAAGCCTTTGTTGCTCCATTTGTACTTTCTTTTGCTGGTCTATCAACTTTATTAAAATACCTTCCAACCTCTTGAAGTCTTGGTCGAGTTCTGACATTAGAGTTTCCTGTATGAACTTGTTCTGCCTCCATATAAAAAATCCGAATGCTATCGTCATTGCAACGGGTACTCCAAATTGTTCCATAACTGCTAAAATATCCATTATTCTCCATTATGCTATTCCCATAAATGGGATTTTGTTGCCTTCAAGTATATCACACATTTCTTTGTAAGTTTTTTTATCTATCTCTACTAATTGTTCTTCGCCTCCAAAAAACTCTCTTTCTTCTTCTTCTTCTTCGTAATTGTCTAAATCTTTAACAAAATAGTCTATTAAGATGTTAAGTTTTTCGTGCATATTAATTACATTTTTAAGTAGTATTTCATTTAATTCAGCATCTGATTTTTTCATTATCTTTTCCTTAATCGTTTGTTAAGTAATTTAACGAATTTATCTTGAAAACCCTTGTACATTTTATCTACAAGAGCACTTGTTCCTCTTAAAAGTAATTTTCCTTTACTTTTTGCTACTATAAACTCTCTTTGTGGCACATTGACACTTTTTCCACTTGGTTTTTTCCAAGTAAAATCACTTTCTCTGTGACTTCTGTAAGGCATTCCACCATCTGTAGGTTTATTTGCAGTTATTCCTCTTGAACTACCTTTTAAACTATTTGCTAAATTTCCTGTATCAAACAAAGCTTTCGCATTAGGGTTTTTTTTCTTTCTTGGGTTATTAGGAGATAAAGGTTTTACTTTACCCTCTAAAATATAACGAGAAGATGTTTCTGCTACTTTATGAGATATACCATCATTTAAAGTCTTAAATAATTTATTTTCATCTAATTCTTTAAGGATTCTCTTAAAATCTATGTTATACTTGACTTCTATCTTCATCTACAGGCTCCATTTGTGTTTTGTTCGCCTCTAACTTAGCATTTGCTTCTTCAATAGTTAAATCTTTGTTGTATTCAACCATTAATTCGGCTTTATTCATTAATCCTAAGTTTAATCTGTGGTTATCAAGAGCTATTTGGTCTTGAACCGTCATTGGATAGTCAGGTTCGTTAAAATCTAACTTTAAACCTTCAGGTAACGATATATTTAAGGCTTTTCCTATACTTTTTTCTATTTGATATAACTCGTGCTCATATCCTGTCCATAAAGCTAAATCATCTTGATAATCTTCAAAACTTTCTAAATCTCTAATTTTTAAAGCAATGCCACTTGGTGTTTCGCCTCCATCTTGAGCAAATTGCACAGATAAATGATTATTCTGTGCTACAAGCTCCATTTGGAACTTAACATTCTCAATAACCTTATTAATATCACCTGATGGTGATTTAATGTCATAATTAGCACCATCTGGCAACTCAAGTATAACATCAGAGCCAAATCGTTGGTTATTTCCTAAATCAGCACCTGAAACTACAGGTTGCCCAAACATTTGGAATCTTAAACCTAATTGCATTTCTGTCATTGTAATATTAATATGTTCATTAGCATTACATATATCATTTGCACCTTCTACATAAAAAGAATCGCATTGATGCTCTCTGTGTGTAAATACAAAAGGTAAAACTCCATATCCGTGTTCTTCTTGTGCTAAAACACCACCACTTTCATTAAAAATTACATATTCTTTATCATTCCAATGTATATATTGACATTCATCTGTATTTGTTGTATCGTCTTTGTAGTTCATTAAAGGATAGGTTAATGCTATAGGTTTAAATGGGTCATTTCCAAAAAAAGGATGAAAATAATAAATAGGTTGATAATCAAAATGAGGCATATTATCATCTACAAACATTACTCTTGTAGCAATACTTCCTATTAATCTTGTCATTCTTTCTATATGTTTCATTTTAGAATCTTTTAAAGCAGAAAAATCTTTATAGGCTTTATTTACATTTCTACTTGCACCTATTGTATAAACCCTTGACATTTTATTAATAAACTTTTTAGTTATATTAGCTTCATAAGGAGGAACTTCTTTAAAAGCATCTAAATCAAATCTTCCTGATATATATCTTGATGTACTATTACCACTATAATAGTCTAATAGTTTGTTAATATAATATTCTCTTTGTTTGTAATTATTAATTTTTAATTCTTTCAAACTTTCTTGTATTACATCTATGTTGTCATAGTACATTATCTATTCCTCACTTTAATTTCTCTGTTTTTAATTGGAAAATGGTTTATAAAAAAATATCTTAATTGGTCGCATCCGTGGTCGTGATAACCATCTTTTAATGGTTCAGGTTTTAATTCTTTGCCGTCTTTTTGTTCAGGGTATCTATAACTTTCTAAATCTTCTGCCATACCTACACAGTTGTTGTTTAAATGTAGAAATCTTTCGCTACTTGCATTTTCTATAAAACTTCTAACGTGGTTAATGCCTGCTGATATGCTCCTTGATGCTTTGTCTGTAATCGTATTAACAATTATACCTCTTTGTCTAAAAATTTCTATATCTCCTACTCCTGACTGACTTGATGCTTGTAATCCTGCTGGGTCGCCATAATACTTCATAACTCTATAAGGTTTTGATTTAATCGTTTCTATAAGTTCATCCGTTTTAACATTTGTTTTATGTATAACCTCATCAATCATATTTATGTGCCATATACCATTAACCCTATACGTTTGATACCATCCCACAGAAGGCATCCTATAGCCAAAATCAATACTACAAAAAGTAGGAAGCCTGTCATTGTAAGGATAATACCCAACATCAAGGTTTCTATCAAAAGGGTAAACCCTTCCTTCAAAAGATGTAAACTGTGCTCCATACTCTTGGTCATAAAGTTCTTTAGACATATTTCTTTTTCTCTCAACCAAAAATTGGTCTTTATGTGATTCAGGAAAAGCAAATTGGTTATCCCAAGACGGAGCTTGATGAGATTCCCATAAATCATCTGTTTTGCCAAGTAAGTATAAATCATATAACCAATTAAACCCTTCAGGTGTTGAAATAAATACAGCCTTACCTTTTCTATCAGAAAGAGTGGGAGATAAATACATATCCCAAATCCTTGGTCTGACTTTAGCTGCTTCGTCTACAATAAGCAAATCTAAACCTTCACCAACAAGTGAATCAGGGTTATCTGCTGATTTTGCTTCTACAGTAGTTCCCCACTTGAATTTGATATATCTTTCTTTTTCAGAGGCACGAATAATGTCATTAGGGTGCCCTTTAACCATCTTTTCCCAGACTTCTCTAAACATTAAGTCGGCTTTGTCATACGAAAGTCCTACTAACCATATTCGTTGATTTGGCAAAGAAGCATAATAAGTCGCTTCCATAGCAGATGCTGTAGTCTTTCCGAATCGCCTCCCACATACCATTACAAAAAACCTTGCAGTTTCTTTGGTAGGAAAGTGCAGCTTTCTCTGTCCCTCGTGAGGTTCATAACCTAAATAATCGAACCATTTTTGTTTATAATTATTTAAATCTTGCATATTTCTACCTTTGTAAGTTAAGTTACAATGTAGGTAAAATACAAGATATTGTGTTTTTAATAACGAAATACACTAAATATGGAGGCAGTATGTCTGAAGAAAACCAAGTGCCTAATGAAGCAGTAGTGGATAGTGGCACAGAGAATGTTGTTCAAGAAGTGGCTCAAAGTGAACACATAGCAGAAAGCAAGAAGTATAGAAAAAGAGCACAAGACGCAGAATCAAAGTTAGCCGAACTAACAAAAACATTACAATCTCAAGAAAATGATAAACTAAAAGAAAAAGAAGAATTTAAAACTTTAGCTGAAAAGTTAGAGGCAGAAAATACTTCTCTTAATTCATACAAAGAAAAATATGATGGTTTAGTTGAACAAAGAAGAAATGTTTTATTAGAAAAGCTACCTGAAGATAAACGTGAAACTTTTAAAAACAAAGACTTAGATGTATTAGAATTTATGGTATCTGAAATGCCTTCTCAATCTATCTCTGAACCACAAGTTAGAGGCACAGTCAAAACTCCTGCAAAAGAAGTTACTGATTGGGCAACTATGAGTGCAGAAGATAAAAAGAAGAACTGGAAAGATATTGTAAATCAATATATTAAAAAATAAATCCTACTTGAAGGCTTCGGCAGTTGATAGAGGATTAGAATTGGAGAAATAAAATGGCGACAACTATAGGTTCAGCAAATCCTGTTGCATCCCAAGCCTCAGATACTGAATTAGCAGTATTTATTCCTGAGATATGGTCAGCAGCAGTAAGAGCATCATTTAAGAAAAGCTTAGTGATGGCAAACGCAGGCACAGATTTTTCATCACTTGCATCAGGTAGTGGTGATACAATTAATATACCAAGTGTAGCAGATGTTGCAGACGCAGCGACTAAAGCTCCACACGTTCCTGTAAATTACACAAATGCTACAGAAGATAGTCTTGCTTTAGCTTTAACATCACACAAATATGCTTCTGCTATGGTAGAAGATATGGGTGTTGTTCAATCTAACTCAGACTTACTTTCTATGTATTCAGATTCAATAGGTTATAAATTAGCTTTAGGATTTGAAGTAGAAATAGAAGCTGCTTTGGCATTAACAACAGAGTGTATTAATATTGCAGGTAATACAGTAGCAAAAACTATTGATGCTTTAACATTAGCACATATAAGTAAAGTTGTTATGGAGAATGATTGTCCACTTAGTGAGTGTACAATGATACTTAATCCAACTTTATATGCTTCTTTATTTAGAATAGATGATTTTATTCATATTTCTAAAACAGGAACAGCTAATGTACAAAATGGATTAGTAGGTTCAGTTATGGGTATGGATGTAGTTTTATCTAATAATATTACATCAACAAATCATAATGATGCTGTAGATTCTGCTGATGGTGCATTAACGAATGGTAATGTATTAGGTGGATTTGTTTTACATAATTCTGCATTAGCATATGGTTTTAGTAAAGCGCCAACTGTTAGCTCAGAATATGACATTGATTATATCGCACACAAATTAGTGGGTGATTATATTGGTGGTGCTAAGTTAGTTCAAGATGCCTCTCAAACTAAATGTTGGGGAATCGTTGAAGAAGCTACAACTGCTTGGTAGTAAGTAGTTTAATACTATATAGGGAGGCTTCGTGCCTCCCTGTATTCAAATTGGAGATATATGAAAGATATTAAAGTTATATTTAGAGGTAGAAAAACACCATCAGGAAAAAGAGCTAATGCTGAATATATGATTGGTGCTAAAAAATTAGAAATGTTAAAAAAAGACGGAAGATTTGAAATTGAAGTTTTAGATAAACCTATTGCTAAACCTAAAAAGAAAAAAGCACCTAAGAAGGAGACTTCAGATGAGTAGAGATGGATTAAGTAGAAGTAGTAAAAGAATTATAAGAGTTGTACCTACATTAAGTACAGATGCTTATGCAGATGATGATGTTGTATTTACAGGAGTTGAAATACCAAGAGCAGTTATAGGGCTTGGTGGCTGTTCTCAACTTACACATATGTTTGTAGTTGATAGAGCAGACCAAGGGGATATAGACTTAGAATTTCACTTTACTGAAAAAAACACAGTATTTGGAACACAAAATGCTACAGCAGATATAAGTGCAGCAAATATAAAGGCTATTGGTTATTGTGGATATGCTTTAATGGACGGAGCAAATGCAACTTCAGGAAATAATATAGATAATGTTACAATCCATAAAGTTTTAAGTGCAAGTGGTGTAAATGAACAAAATGCACCTTTAACATTGCTACAATCAGAATCAGGCTCTACAAGTGTTTATGTTCATTGTGTTACGAGGGCAGGAACACCAACTTATGCAGCAGATTCTTTAGATTTAATATTTCATATAGAAGATTAATGTCTAAAGTAGAACAAAAAGTAGATAGGAATGGTAAAGGTAGTCTATACAGGATTCCTGTAGGAGATAAACAATATCAAGAAAACTATAATAAGATATTTAAGAAAGAAACAAATGTGTCTGATAGATAGTATTAAAGAACACGAGGGTTTCGTTGCCATAGTTTATAAAGACAGTTTAGGTATTGATACTATAGGCTATGGCTTCGCTATTAAAGACTTAGAATTAGATGAAGATATATGTAGTATGATTCTGGAAAGAAAGTTAGAGAATCTTATTTGTAGAGTAGATAACAAATTTGGTTGGTATAAATTTATGCCACAAGAAATTAAAGATGTAGTTATAGAAATGTGTTACCAATTAGGTGTTGGAGGCTTTTCTAAGTTTAAGAAAACTATATCTTACTTACAGAATAAACAATGGGAAGATGCTTCTATTGAGATGCTTGATAGCCTATGGGCAAAGCAAACTACTAATAGAGCTGAAGAACTAAGTAATAGAGTTAGGATAGTTGCAAGTGGACTTTGAGAGCTTAAAAGCAGCAGGAATTGGCTTGAGTGGCTATTTTGTCCAATGTTTAGACTTATTCGACCCTATAGTCCAAATGGCTTATAGTTTAGTTCTAATCGCATATTTTCTGTACCTTATTAAAAAAATAAAAAGAGAATTAAAATAAATGGATATAGGTGTTGTTAAAAGAGTTATTGTAACTCCTGACAAGCATTTTCCTTTACACGACCAACCTGCAATCAACTGTCTTAAAAAGACTATTGAGATTGTAAAGCCTGATGCTTATGTAGATTTAGGTGATGTTGGTGAGTGGCACGCATTTAGTGCTTGGAGATGGAAACGAAAGAAAGCACCTCCATTAGAATATATAATAAAAGATTTCGAAAAAGACGTAAAAGATGTTAATGCTGGTATGGACCAAATTGACGAATCACTTGATAAAGTGAATTGTACAGAGAGATATATTACAGAAGGCAACCACGATAATTGGTGCAATATGGCTGTAGAAAAATATCCTTACATACCTCAGTACAAATTTGCTAATGCAGTAGATTTGGCAGGTAGAGGATATAAATATATTCCCTTTGGAAAACAACTTAAATTGGGTAAATTATACCTATACCACGGACATTTATATGGAGGTCAGTACCATACTTCAAACCATTTAAGAAAAATGGGATGTAATCTTATGTATGGGCATTGGCACGATATTCAGCAGATGTCGGTTACTCATAAAGACGGACCTAAGTCTGCTTGGAGTATCGGATGCCTAAAGGATATGAGAGACGAAGCTAATGGTTGGCTTGGTGGCAGACCTATTAATTGGTCACACGGCTTTGCAATAGTAGATTTTTACAAAGGTGGATTGTTTACAGTTCACGTTATACAGATTATAAACGGAAAGACCTCATTATGGGGCGAATTGATTGATGGCAATAAGAAGTGATAGTACAAAAGATAATAATAAAAGAGATACTTAAACTTCTTACTAAACAGTTTAAACTAGATAAATTAGTTAAATATGTTGTAGAGCCGAATGAATTAGACGAAAAGGTTGAAAGCCTTGAAGAACGTCTTGAAATATTAGAACATAAACTCAAAAAGGAGAATATAATATGTTAGATTTTTTAATGAACAATACAGGATTAGTAGCAGGTGGAACAGGTGGCACAATTGTACTATGGATGCTTAAAAAAGTACCTAACGAAGAAATATGTGGTTGGGTAGAAGGCATTTGTTGTACTTTAGGTAAATGTATGACTTTAGGTTTATCTAAATGGAAATTTACTAAAGTTTTTTGGAATAAAACGATAGAACCTTGGTTTATTGATTTATTAGACAATTTTGTAGGTGGAGCAGTAAGAGGCTTTATCAAAGGGTTGCGTTCAGACAAATAATGCCTTATAGAACAACAAAGAATAGATTAGTTAATGAAGTCACTTTAGGTGATGGTTATCCTTTGTCTAACAATTTACAAGCATTAAAGGTAGGTGGAGAAACTTCTCCTTTAGAGATGTCTAAGCAGTTACCTGATGAAAGCGATAAAGCAAAGGTTAAAGTTGTTGGCGATTTAGAAGTTACAGGATTAATACTTAAACAACCTGCTTATCACTTTATTAATGGTGGATTTTTAAATACAGGAACATCAAAAATATACTTTCCTTTAACAGGCTATGTAGTTGAGCAAACTTCAACATCATCAAGGAATGAATATATAGGTCACGCAGTTCCATATTCAGGTAAACTTAAAAAAGTAGTTTTAAGAAGCGAATATGCAGCATTAACATCTATAGTAGGGTTTCATAGAAGCAACGAAGGAACAGAAGTTCCTAATTCTACTGCTAAGGCAACTGTTACTCAAGAAATGGCTGTAGATGATACTGCTTATGAATTTGATTTTGAAGTTGCTACAGATAATGATTGTTCTTTTGTTGTGGGAGATATAATAGCAATATCTGTTACACCTGAATCACAAGTTGGAGATGTTAATTTTACAGTAGTATTAGAATATTATATAGATTAGGAGTGTAAATGGGTAGTTTATCAGGAAAGAGTCCTGCAAGTACATATAAAAGTTTATTAAAGGTTTCAGACGAAACTAATGGTATTTCTACTTCTGCATCTCAAATAGAAGATGGCGAAGGTACTGCAAGTTGTGTATCTATAGGAGATGACAATCTTTTAATTTTGCCTCAAAATGATAATACAACTACTACTTTAAGGGTTAGAGCATTAGATGGAACACAGATTTTTGCAGTAGATACTACAAATCAAGTAGTTAAAGTTGGTTCAACAGCAACACCTACAAATAGTCAAATAGTAGAATTTAGAGCAGAGAATTTAGTTCCAAGTGGAGCAGGTACACATATATTTATACCAAGAGGTTCTACTGCTTTTAGTGTAACACCACCTGAAATTGCTAATGGTACAGGTACAGACCCTGCTACAAGTCTTGCTACAAGTGCAGCAACTGATGATGTGTTAGTAAATTTATATCCTGTTCCTGTTAATTCTACAATAGATGCTTGTAAATTTATGGTTTCAACAACTACAGATACAGATACTGTTATTAATGTTCATCTTTACAAATATACAATTAAAAGTTCAGGGGCAACAAATGATGGAGCATTATCAGCAGGAGTTTTACTTGCATCAGGACAAGCAACTGCTGTAGATAGAAACTGTATTAAAACAGTAGCCTGTACAATAGATAGTTCAGCAGTAACAGCAGGAGAAGTTCTTGCTTGTTTTGTTGAAAATGAAACAAACACAGATGCAATTATGATAAACACACAAGTATTATACCACTTTAATTAGGAGAGAATATGGCAAGATTAGATGCAACTTTAGAAGTTAAAACAGGAAATGGAAATGATTATTCGTGTACTATGTTTGACCAATTTACAGAAGTAGTTACAACTACGCAAACGGTAGACAATAATGATACATATACTCAAATAGCTTCATTTGGTACACAAACAGCTATTGGCGGTTCACCAGGTGCAAGATTAGCAGGCGCTAAATTAGTAGTTGTAAAAAACAATTCAGATGTTAGTGTTGAATTAGAGTTTGCAGTTTGTGATTGGAAAGATGATTCAAATATAGACCAATCTAATAGTGTTGATTTAGGTCCTGATAGTGCAACGACTACAAGACAATTTTCTTATTTACTTGGTGCTAATGAATATATGATTTTACCTAACCAATGGATGGTAAGTTATGCAGAAGGTCATTCGGCAGGTAATGCTAAAACTATAGATAGTAAAAGTGGTTATGCTGTTAATTCAGGAAAACTTTATGGTGATTCAGCAACTAATCTTGGTGCAAAAGTAGAAAATACTGAAACACAAGTTACGGTTGTAGATTCAGATGTATTTAAAGTTGGCGATTTAATACAATTAGGAACAACTACAGGTACAACTGCTACTAATATAGAAATTATGAGAGTAGTGTCAATAGATTCTGCTACAGTTATGC